GACCACTGGCGCACCGGTTCGCCACTGCCGCGTGGCTGCACGATCAGGATGGACACGCTCTCAATGGTGTCAGCCAGATCAGGGCGTTCCTGCTGGAGTTTGCCTAGAACCCCGACGGCATAACAGAGCAGTTGACTGTTTCGCTCGGGTTTGACGGATTTCATGCCATATTTAAAATCCACCACGAAAAGCGTGTTGCCATCGCAGGCAGCGAAGTCAGCCGTGCCAAAGACTTCTTCGGGCACCGGTGAACCATCCCAAAGCCAGCCAAGCGAGACTTCCTGCTCGATGGCACGCCACAGGCTCATGTCTGAAATGATGCCGGTGGTGGCTCCGTAAAGCGACACGGCGTTCAGCATCTCCTGCGTGACCTCGACCTCGTCGCCTTCCACGTCAAACTTGTCGCCTTCACGCCAGGGCACCTGGTGCAGCAAGAGCGCTGCCTCGCAGAGCGTATGGGCAAGCGTGCCAGCGTGCGCGGCGTAGCCGACCTGCTTGGGTGGTGCCCTGGTCCATTCGGCTGGTGCCTGCATGCAGGTCAGCCAGATGTCCGAGGACGACGGACCAAGCCGTGCGTGTCTTTTGGGTGCGACGGCCATCAGACGGGCGACAGGCCAGCCGCCTGCACCAACTCGAAGAGCGCGGGTCGGTGCTTGTCTTCTGCCTCCATCACAAACGCCAACCCAGTTTTGCTCTTGAAGCCCGGCAGGAGGTCAAGGATCTGGCGCGAACCCTCGCCTTTCTGGGCTTGGCGCACCGCTACCGTCACTGCCTGCTTGAGAGCATCAAGCTGGGGCAGATCGGCTGAAGGTGGAGGAGGCGGTGGTGGCGCAGGCGTGGTCGTGGGCTCGGGCTCAGGACCGTTCTGGAGTGTTTCAGGCGGCGCGGACACGGCGCGAGTAGCGCGGGACTTGCGCGGCACTCTGACGGGTTCGGCTTCGGGTTCAGGCTTGCCTACAATGGTCGCGGAACCTGCTTCGTCATCGTCCGGGAACTGGGCGTCGTAGTCAGCATCCGAAAGCATCTCAGCCGCAGCCGCTGCTTCCGGATCGCTCGGAGGCGACGGCTGGCCCAGCCATGATGGCGGGTTGCGATGGGCCAGAAAGCCTGCGAACAGTTCTGCCAGTTCTTCGCCGCTGTCGGCGTTGAAGGCGACAAATATTCGAGCCACGGAATTTTCCTCTCTTCAGTTGTTAAATTTTCTACTCACGCGGTCGTTGTTGAACCGCTTTGGTTGTCGACGATGGTGGCAATGTCCCGGGTCTTGCGCGCGATAATCGACATTAGGCGGGCATCGAGGGTGCCGGGGAGTAAGACAAACCTCGCCAGCACCGGGTGCTTCTGACCCCGACGATAAGCTCTACCAATCGCTTGCTGGTTGCGCGCAGGCACGGGACTAAATTCGGCCAGCACCACATTGTGCGAAGCATGAAGAGTGATGGCTTCGCCCGCTGTCTCGATAGCCAGGATGATAAGCCGGTGACGGGGGTCTTTCTGGAAACGGTCAATCGCCTGTTCTCGCGCTCCATCGGGTGTGCCGCCATGGATCACCAGCGGCTGATAATCCTGGAGCATGCCTTCCAGCGCAGTGATCACTTCGCGATGATGGGCGAACAGGATAACCTTGCTGTCCAGGCCGTCGTCCAACATGTCACTCACCAGTTCAGCCACACCACGGGCTTTGGCGACGCCAATCAGTCGACGCACCGTGCTCCACGACACCGTGCCTGTCTGGAGCGCTGCCAGCAATTCGTCGTCACTCATCTGGTCGAGGTCTGGCGTGCCCATGGCGTCGAGCACGGCTTCCAGTTGCTGGCGCAGAGGTCCAGACACGTCAGGATCTTCCGGCAGTGCGTACTCGACGATCCTGAGATCCGGCATGCCCAGGGCGACGTCTTTGAACCTCTTCCGGTCGACAAAGGGCTTGACCCGAGTGGCGAGTTCCCAGGTGTTCTTCGAACTTAGGATACGCACGCCATTGGGGGTGTCCTGGACGTTGCAGTAGCGCGAGACGAACAGATCCTCGCTCATCACGCCAGCCTGGGACTTTATGCACTCGGGTGCCAGTGCATGCAGATGGCTCCAGAACTCCGCTGCGTGGTTGAGCAACGGGGTCCCGGTGAGAGCCCAGACGTGGCCAGCACTGGCCAGAGGCGTGTCGACCAGGTCCGTGCCTTCGCCATAGGTCCCGACCGTGCGATTGGAGCGCGGGTTCTTAAGATTATGGCATTCATCCAGAATGACGACGTGCCAGTGTCCGATCCCAAGGCCATGTAAAGTGTCGGGTCCACGGGCTGAGATCAGCGAATACGGGATGATCTGAACCCTCCCTAGAGGGATATCCGACCACTCCCTGAAGTGATCGCGCCAGACCCGGGTGGCGATGGGTGGACAGAGCACCAGGATGTTCCGCGCGTCCACTTGTACGCAGGCACGCACGGCTGTGGGTGTCTTGCCGACACCGGGTTCCCAGGCCAGCATGGCATGATGCTGCGAGGCCAGCCAGTTCGCACCCACCATTTGGTGAGGATCAAGGCTGAGAGCCGGGTTCATTTGAGCGTCTCTATAAAGATGGCAACTTCCGTATCTGTCACCGGACGCACAAGTTGACGGCGCTGATTGATGATAGTCTGAGGTGGAGCGCCCCAGAAAAACTCTCCTGTTGAGACAATGTAGGCGTCAATTCGCCCTTCGTTATTGCCGTATTCTGTCTTCAGACACAGTTCGCCGTCATCGGACACAAACAAGCCGATAGGGCAATCGGCAAGGCTCATGAGCGGGTTCATACGAACCTCCTCCCCATTTCCAGGTCGAGGGCGTAACGAGCCATCAGCATGGCATCAGCCCGACCACAATGTTTCTTGAGGGTGAGGAAACCGGCTGCCAATGGATAAAGCCGGATCGCCAGTTCACGAGCCGCATCCTTGGGCTTGCCGATCAGGTGGAAATGCACTTTCCAACGTGAAGCCGAAACCATGGAGACAGGCACACTCGCACCAGCGGCGACACCTATGCACAGCCCGTAGGAGACACCGAAAATCCAAGTACTTGAAAGCCCTTGTTTGGGCATTGGGCCGACTTTCTCGATGATGACAGCACCCGGCTGATAGACCTTGAGCAGGGTTCCCAGTTCCACCGCGTTCAAGCTTCGCTCGAACCTTGGCAGTTCACCGGCGTCGATGAACTCCCCATCATGCCCCAGGACAGCCCATCCCCCATTAACGCCGGGATCGATGGCAAATATTTTGGGGTAAGGGTTCACGGGAGTGTCAGGCATTTTTGCCGGGGACCGTTGATGTGTGTCTCGTTGTCGTCAATCTGGCCGACACACTCGGACCTGTCAACTAAATTGTATCGTCACGTCCAACATTGTCATAATTAGGTGATATTGCTGGCGATTTTAGCAATTATGGGCGTGGTTGCTGGCGGCTGATAACCTTCTCAGCCATTTTTACGCGCAGTGTGGGTACCACATATCTGTAGAGTGATTTGTCTTGACACGTCTATATGTGTCACGTTATGTCTGGGAATGCCTTATGCCCAAGGCTCAGTATACCGCGACCAAAGAGGACCGACTAACGATGCGAGCCCCGACCCGTAGACTTCCGCCATCTCCTGGTGGAACGGCAGGCATAACACGCACGATGCAGATGGAATTGGATGCCTTCGCCGACCGGCTTCAACACTATCGTAAGTCGCAGGGCTGGTCGCAGTCAGATCTCGCGCGTGAAGTCTGGGGCGAGATCACCATGAAGAACGGCAGGAAAGCCGCCAAGAACCGTGACCGTATTTCGACGTATGAAATGGGGAAGTCGTGGCCCGACCCGCACAATCTGACGATGATCGCCAAGGCACTGGGTGTGACGCCGGAGGAACTGGCACCCAACATCACAGCTTCAACTGTGGCGCGTCAACACCCGGCGCTGTCGATCACCCAGATCGAAGGACACGCCGACAAGACCCTCCTGCAAGTCAACATGCTGGTGTCGAGAGACACGGCGGCGCAGGTCATGCTGCTTCTGAACAGGGACAGCGCGCACGCGCTGTCAGCGCAGGAGAACGTTCCCAAGTCCGATACCTGACCGACTACGAGGCAGGCACGCTCATCCATAGAGCCGCAGGCACCATCGCCCGTTGGCGGCGCAGTGATGGCCTGCGCTTCTTACCGGGACGACCCTGCCTGGTTGAACTCACTGATTTCCTTGATTTTTTGGACCTAAGAAAATGCCAAAAGTACAAACAACACAGTCACTACCCACCCCCTACAAGCTGGCCCTCAACCGGGCCGGGATCTGGGAACTGCGCTGGAGCGAACGCAGCGACAGGCGCTGGCTTGTCCGCACCTGGAGCACGGGCTCGCGAGAGCGCGCTGAGGCGGATCTTAAGGCAGCGGAGTTCTGGGATGCCCGCCAGGTCATAAGCACGCATATAGGCGCAACCCGAGTGCGGGAATGCGTGGACGGTTATCTCAGGGCTGCCGAGAAGGGAAAGGGCGTGGGTCCAACCCAGCGCTGGTCACTGACGCCGGTGTCTGCCTTGCTGGGCTACAAATCCGTGGTCAGCCTCGGGTCCGAAGACATCGAGGACTACAGGGAGCAGCGCCGACGCCGGGGCATCAAATCAGGCACCATCCGCCGTGAGCTGGGTGCACTGGTGGCGGCTCTTAATTGGGCGGTCAAGCAGAAATCCCTTGGGCTGACCAAGCACGATCTTCCTGACGTCGAACTGGGCACGCCCTCGCCTGCCCGGAATGTCTATCTCCACAAGCCGCAGGAACAAGACTTCTGGAACTTGGCCTTGGCAGACACCACCAGCGCCGGTGAACTCTCCCGTGTCGCACGCTATGTGTGTCTGGCCCTGGGTGCTGCCCAAAGGTCCCAGGCCAACCTGGAACTGACCTGGGATCGTGTCGACTTCACCCGAGGTCTGATCAACTTCAACCCACCAGGACGGGTGACGACCTCCAAGCGCCGCTCCGTGGTGCCTATCGCCGACAGGCTTCGGCCCGTCCTGGAGCGTGCCTGGCGTGAGAGCCAAGCCCGAGGCGAAGCGCCAGACGCCCTCGTCTGTGGCCAAGGCAGCATACGCAAGGCGTGGTCGACCTGGCTTTCAAGAACCCCCTACCCCCATATTCACCCGCACGACCTGCGCCGGACCTGGGCCTCTTTAGCGGTGCAGGCCGGTCGACCCGTCTACGAAGTGGCAAAAGTGCTGGGTGACACGGTCGAGATGGTCGAAAACGTCTATGGCGTGCTCGCGCCGGAGCATCTTAAGAACACCATGAATGCCGCTTAATATGGACACAGACGAACAAAACCTGAGGGTTGAACTCATGACCACACAAATTGAGACACTTCGCGCAGAGCGAAAAAAGCTCGACGCTGAGGCTGAACGTTTTCGGCAGGAGATGCATTGGGAGCCCTGGAAGGCTCTTGCTGCCATTCTTGTCGGGGTTGCAGCGCTAACAGCAGCTGTTGTCGGACTGGCAACATGGCTTGCGCCGCACCTGCATTAGCAGGTGTTTGACGCATCTGAACTCCCCGTTATCCTAGTACTATCCGGGTACTTACAGCCACATCCCATGGTAAATTTTTGTCTGCCAAACCGGTATAACCCTTTAGAATCAACGTTCTTATTACTATATTACAATATTACAGCTATGAAGGGTATCTTATATAAGATAAGAGAGGTACCATAGTAGCCATAGATAGAGACAGACATGCGTAGACATATGCATACATCCAGGGGGTGCATGCATGTCGCCTCACACATTGCGCATGTATACGGGGAGAAAAATCGGTATAAACGTAAAACTGTAGTCGGCCCCTTGATTTTAAAGGGTTATACAGTTTAGCCAGACAAGAAAGTGCGCCGGTATAGTCTGTAATCGACCCCCAGAAACACCAAAGCCCTCCGAGGTGGAGGGCTTATGCCTGGGCGACGAACTTCCGACCCTAGGGTGCTCCCAAGCGGGGCTGTCGTCAAGGGGGGTTCAGAATATCCCGGCATTTCAGGGGATTTCCTTTTGATCTCAAATAGTTAGATTTCCGGGGATTATTCTCGGGGGACTTTGGCCCTATAAGGCAGATCCTGAATTTTCCAATTTCGCCCGGATAAAACCCGGGGCCTTTTTGGCCTCTAAGGCAAATCGTGGGCCTCTCGTGCATGCGCCGCCCGCGCCGCCTGCGCCGCCTGCGCCGCCTGCTGGTAGCCAGACACCGATTGCATTTTAAGGGCGTTCAAAGGCGGGCGGGACGGCCAAATCATGTTTCAGGTAGGGTGGTAGCTGCCACGCCTGACTTGGCCGTCCTGCGTGCTTCCCGAAGCGTTTGAAATCGGTTTTAAATGCTGTCCTGCGTTGTAGACGACATGTCAGACGCGACACGTAAAAATGCCCGCCTTTGGGGGCGGGCATTTGATTTAGTCTCCGTGCAGGATGAAAGTGAACATGATTATCGCGATAACCACGATGATAAATGCCAGCATGATTGCACCCCCTCGCTACGCGGCCCTAGGTGCGTTTGTGCCTAGCACCTTGACCAGTTCGCTCAATCCTATTTCAGACAGTTTATCACAGTTCATGACAGTGATAGAGCGCCCATTGAAAACGCTTTCCGTGCCTCTGACGTAAAGCCCTATGCCAATGATTTCGACGCCTTTTGCCGCGTAGAAGGCGCAAAGCGCCGAGTTTGCGCCTGCTTCATACTTGTCCTGTCCGTCTGTCAAAACCAACAGAATGCGCCTTGAAACGTTTGCGACCTGGAGTAAGCGCGCGGCACAGTCTCGCATGGCAGGCAGCATACAGGTGCCAGCGTCTGCTTTCAGACCAGCGACGGCGCGCTGTGTCTCGACGTTCCATTGCTTCGCAAAGGGCTTTGGTGTGTACAGGTGCTCACTGTCAAAGGCAGCAATCTCGAATTTAACGCCTGCCGCTTTCAGAGCATCGCCCATATGGATTGCCAGTGCCTTTGCGGCCTTGATCGGGTCGCCTGCCATGGACCCAGAGACGTCAATCAGGAAAGCTACCGCCGCTTCCATGCCCTCATCTTCCACTCGCCTGCGAAAGATTGCATCGCTGCCTGATACGATGCCTGCAACGTTGCGCATATCGATACGACCTGACGTCTGTCGACGTTCAACGCCTACGCGTTCAGGCGCTTTCACCGCTAGCGTCAAATGCCTGCGAAGTTTCGCAGGTGAACCGATGGCAGCGCCTGCCAGTTTGGGATCTCCGCCCCTTGTGCACTCGCCTGCAGACAATGATGGCGCGTCGATAGTTTCAGCAGCGTATGCTGCCTGCCTGATTGCGGTTTGCAGCGATATGCCTGCCTCTTCTTGTGCCTCTTGTGCCAGGTCGTCTAGGTTCGCTTCGGAATAGGCTTGTGTGTCGTCTGACACGTCAGGTCCACCGCCAGCGCCTTCACCGCCAGCGCCTTTGCTGCCTTCGTCGTCCGTGTCGTCTTCCTGGTCGCTGTCTGCGTCCTGGTCGCTGTCTGCGTCCTGGTCGCTGTCTGCGTCCTGGTCGCTGTCTGCGTCCTGGTCGCTGTCTGCGTCCTGGTCGCTGCCTGCGTTGCCTGCGTTGCCTGCGTCGTCTTCCTGGTCGCTGCCTGCGTTAACTGGCACATTGCGCCCGTCATCTTCAGGCGCTGCCTTCGGCAATTTATCGGCCATTGCCCTAAGATATTTCGCCAACTGCAAAACGTCAGCCGTCGACGTCAGACCATCAAACTGTGCTAGCGCGTAATCGAACAATGGCAGGTAGGCGCGGTTCACATGAGCGCGCCAATCGACAGGCAAATCGGACTGATAGCCTAGCTTCTCCGCAAAAATCACCATGTTCAGGACAAAAGCGAACTGCCTTGCATCGCTCATGTCAAAACTGGGACTCTTGAACGCACGCGCCACAATGTAAGCGTTCAGCGCTTCCAACAAACGCCTTGCCTCGCTAACGCTGACCAGTTCACCCCTGGAAGCTTTTGCCTCAATGCGATTGTCTTCAATGGCGTTCACCAATCGGTGCAAACCATCCTTGGTCGATTGCCTGACAACGTCGAAATCAGTCCACAGTGCATGCAGCAATTCGTGAACGGTATAGGCAGCGATCAAGTCGCCTTTCCATCTGGGAAGCCTAACGTTCAGCGGGAACGCTGGCATGGCCAGTTCAATCGTCAGCGGACCATAGGTAGGCTTATTGCAGCGTATCGCCGCCGTGCCAGGATAAGGCCGAATGCTCCATTGCGCTGTTACATCGCCGCCATTGGCAGCGTACAAACGCACGCAGGTTTCCTTTGCTGCGTGGTATAATTCCATGGGCGTTATCATTCTTGACATGTCGTTCCAGTCCTTTTTGTCATGCTTGTAAACAGACACGGGTGCGCGGAATTGCGCGCCCGTGGTCCAATTTCAGAGGGTTTCTTCGTCATCGGGAAAACGTAGGCCAGCGCTGCCGACGGCTCCTTGCACTCTTGCTTTGTCGCTGGTCACGCCAGGATCAATCGTGCCTCTGACAATGCCGTCAATCAAAGCATGGTCGACACTCGACGTTGCCAGTTGCACCAATGTCTGTCGATCTTCAGGTGCTGCGCCTGCAACAATGCAGCTTGTGAACGCCTTTGCGCTGCCAATGCCTGCTTTCACGGCTTTCGCCCAATTGAGCAAACGCCTTGTCGTCAGTCCCATGGTCAATTTGCCAGCGTCGGTATCCTTACGCGTCAAAGCGGCATAGTTGACCATCATTTTGGCAGGTCCAACCGGAATGCCAGTGCGCGCCGCCAGCATGGCACTTTCGGCAGCAACGGGGAGATATCCGTATTCAACCTTGAACGCGAACCGATCCATGAACGCGGCGTTCAATGCCGCCGTGTCTACGTACCGGCCAGTGTCATCCCCGACGCCTGCCGTATTGTCTGCAGCGATGATCATCACGCCTTCCGCTGCCCTAACCACTTCACCGGTCGACAGGTACAGGACACGCGTGTCCAATGCCGTCTGCAGGACTGCCAGCGAACCACTGCGCAACAATGAGGGTTCATCGATCAAAATCACGCAATAGGGAATGCGGAAAGCCCTAGTGAGTTTACCGTCGCGCCAAACCATTGTCCCCTTGTGCGGTACTTCCTGTCCTATCAGGTCCTGCGTTTCCGTGGTCCGTTCAATGGCAATGCGAGCAAACGGGCGCTTTGTCCGAGCGGCATATTGCGATGCACTCTCAGTTTTTCCCGTGCCTGCCGGTCCATAGATCCATGAGTTCAGACCTCCAACGTCACTAACGCCTAATTGCGCCAATATGTCAGCGTCCCAGACATAGTCAGGGTCGACAGGGTTCTTCACGTCGACATGGTCGCAGATCGCTACCTGCGTGAATTCAAAGGCATGCCTGAAAGCGGCTGACGCAGCGCTTTTGCCCATGCCGAAGGCAGCATGCAACGGTTTGCGCTGCACAACGTTCACTGCAGGCGCGGCATTGGCAGCGCTCATGACAGGCGAACCGTCCTCGCCAACGACCTGGACAACGGTTTGCGTGATCACGCGCGGCCCCCTAATGGCAGCGTCGACAAGCGGTGCGATCAACGCAGGCAGCATCGCTGCCAAATGCGGTGTCATATGCGCTGACGCAGGCGCCAGTACCTCGCCAATCAGTTCGGCGCTGTCACGTCCTTCGTAGCCTTCGTTCTCGCCTGTGACGCCGTCAGCGCTTTCCTTGCCGTCGAGTTCGCCTTCTTCGTCTTCATTCTGGCGTTCAGCAGTCACGGTTGCCTCCGCAGTGGTCAGCGTTACGCCTGTCGACGGCACAATGGAGCGAACGTTGGCGGGGTCTGAAAAGAACCCGACAAACTCAGCATTCAGGTCCAGTCCCAGGTCAACGCATGCTTGCCTGATATCAGCGCCCGTCATGCTCTGTGACCTGCCGTTCCACCCCTTGCTGGCAATGTATCCCGGCCAGGTGCTCATGCCCTTGAGCTTGGCCAGGACATGAGGACGAAAGGCGCGGCCCAATTTGATATGGTCGAAATTCGTTACGGTTGTCATTTTCAGTTCTCTTTCTGTTGTGTTTGCGCGGTTTGCGCGGTTTTCAGGTTCAGTTCAGGATTTCAGCAAGATGAAGCAGGCTAATCAGCCTGCGAGCCCACTGCTTTGCTTCCGTATCCTTGCCGCAACACTTATAGGCAATGGCTTTGGCCAGGGCTTGCGCGACGGCGCTTCGGTCAATCGTGGTCATGTTCATGCCTCGCAAGTGTAAACGCAGCGCACTTCGTAACGAACGCGCCCGTAATCACGGTTCAGTTCGTTAACGATGCTTTCCGCTTCATTGCGTGTCGTTACTTTCTTCACAATGCGACGGGCGTAACTGTCGACAACGTCGACGCTAACCAAAATTACACTGTCGCTGCTAACGAGTTCGTAGTGGCTGGCTTCAAACATTTTCGAGGTCCTTATGTCTGTTGTGTCTGTCGATAACCAGACACTAGCAGACACCAACAGACACAACAAGCACATTCTGGACAAACACTATTGCAGACACGCAAAGCAGTTTTGCATTGCTGCAAACGAGGTCGAGGTCGACCTTGCGCGCGCTCACGCGGGCTCGTATGTTGGTCGACATGTCGGAAACACATTTCAGCGCTGACGAATGGCGTCCTGGACGCAAGCGCGCGTCATATCCACGTCAACGCAATTGGGGCGGGCAAAAGAAAGCGCCCGTAGCGTTCCTCGCTACGTCGGGATCGGTCGCAGGCTTTGGTTCAGGCAAACATCGGATTTGCGATTATTGCGGACGTGTCGCGCTTCGGCAGCTCAATGTCTGTCGCGTCCATGGTGGTCGTGCTGCATCGCAGGTGAGGCCCTATGTCAAGAGCGCGCACAGAGCTGCAAGAGCAGCTGAAGACGTCACGGGCGGCCAGGGTAGCGCCTTCCCTTGCGAAGCCTGACCAGGGACGTCCGCAGGCGATTGCAGACACGACTGGACGTCAGGCGACAGGCGAGACTGATACGGTTTACCTTGCGATCAAAACGTTACAATCGATTTGCCAGAATGCCGATAATCCGGCGGGTGCACGTGCACAGGCAGCGCGGACCCTTTTGGAGCTAGCCGGAGCGCTCAAAACGCCGCCTCCAGACACCGCCAAACCGGTATCGGAAATGTCCCTTGACGAGGTCGAAAAGCGGCTGGCAGCGCTCACCGCGTGACAGCGCGTGACCAGCGAACGACCCCTAACCCATTGATTTTGCTCATGTCGACCCTCCCTTCCCGAGGGAGCGTGCCTGCGCCAGGCGGGCGGGCGCGGGCGCGGGCGGGCGCGCGTCTGCGCCCCCGGGGGTGCCTGCGCGGACGCGCGGGCTCGTGCCAGACACTCCGACTAAATTTGTCAGTATGCTGACTTTTGCTGCTGCACCTGCGAAGGGGTTATTGCTGCACTGCAATCGACGGCATCCAGCTCGCAGAGCGTGCCTGCCCTCAATGTCGGCGAACCCGCCATCGGGGTCCTTGGTGCCGTCGGGCCGTGGGCCGCGAGGGCAGCACTGGCGGCTGGGAGGTTCACCAGTGTCTGTCGGCTCGACACGGACCCCAGACACGTTTATGGTCCCTGACCAGGCCGTCCAGGGGATCATTCGGCAGGATCCATTCGCACTCTTTATATAAGGGACGCGAGCGTGGCCTTCCCCCGACCCCCCGAAAAGATCGTGCCCTTCGAAAGCGGTCCTGTCGCAGCCCACGACATTGGCCGCCAGTTTGCCGAACACGCCAAGTCCGTCTCCAATGTGATCGACTTCCTCAAGACCGTCGTTCGAGACGATGGCGTCATCAAGAACGGCAGCGTCGGACCTCAGCAGCTTGCACCCGAACTACCTGAAATCATTGCGAAAAGAGCCGTTGGAGCCGTCAGCGATCTGTTGGCGTCCGTGCGGCAGAGCGCATCCCAGGCGGCGGTGTCTGCCGAGGAAGTCCGAGCCTTGCAGGCCCAGATCGAGGCACTGAGGCGCGGAATTGAGATCAGCGCGCAGGCGATGGCGCGTGCAGCTGAGGAGGTTCGGGAACGTCTCCTTAATATAGAGTATGAAGTGGACGCCCGTGTCGCCCAGATCCTGGGCACCGGCGTGCTGGGGCCGAATGCTGGCGGTTTCTACGCCACCGATGAGCAAAGCGCCGGGCCTCTGGCCCAGGACTATGCCCAGGTCTCCATCGAGTGGGCCGAGCATATGCCCGACACCATTCCGCCTAACATATTGGCAATCAACGCAATTACCGGCGATCACTGGTCCTCTCGCTGGTGGGCCAACCGTTCGGCCAATGCCTTCGGTATGTTGGCCTGGTGGTACCAGGGAGCCTGGCCCCAACCCGGCCCGCCCAGCACGCCCAATACACCGACCGGACAGCCCCTGCCGCCTGGATCACTTTATTTTGATACCACGCACGGGGTGATGATGGTCTGGAACGGCTCGACCTGGGTCAGCGCTTCCGCGCCTCAAAAGGGCGTCACCGCCAGTTTATATTACCTAGCGTCAGCGGGCCAGACCGTGTTCCCGCTTTCAGTAATCGATAGAAACGGCAAAACCTTCGCTTTCAACCAGACCGCGCCCGAGGGGGTGCAAGCTTACGTAAATGGAGTTCGGCTGGAGCCGACGTTTGACTTCACCGTCGATACCGTGGGCTCCTCGATTACTTTCCTGCGCGGCCTCACTTTGAACGCCCTGGCGACCTTCGATCTGCTCACGCCAGCGACCTCGCTGACACCCTCTGGTACCGTCAATACGGTATTATTGAACCCCATCACCCCCGACGGCACCACCACGGTGTTCACTGGTTTGACCGTGGCGATGAACGGGCACCCGACCAATGTCACCAAGAACGAGGAACTGCACGTTTCGGTGAATGGCGTGATCCAGGCACCGGGGAGTTCATACAATGCCACCGGCGCAACCATTACCTTCGTGGAAGCACCTGAAGCATCAGCCAATATCTTTATCGTCTGGTTCGGGCCAGCAAACCCATGAGCGTTTCCCGCGCCTTTGATCTCGCGCTTTTTGTTGGCACGCCGTCCAACGTCAACGACGGTGCCCTGGTGTCTGCGCTGGGACCGCCTTTCACGGCGACGTTCAAGCCCGTGGTGGTGGGTTCGATACCCGGGATCACCGTTGGTGCTTCGATGCCAGCGGCGACAGCCCAGAACCAGATCCTGATTTCGGGGGTTGGACCGGGTTTCGCCTGGGGTTTGGGCACCAATCCGGCGGCAGCCGCTTCAGTGCCGCCGCCTCAGGGACTGAACCACGTGCTCTTGAGCGATGGTACCCCGGCCTGGCAGGACAGCACGCTCAACAACATGCTCCTCGTGGGCGGCGCGGTGCTTTTGTCGCTTGGTGGCACCTTCGGCCAGGCGGCGAACCTCGCTTTTACGACATCGGCAACCCTGAGAACCCGCATCGATGGCGGCGACCCGACTTTGTCGCAAATCGACGGGTTTTTGCTGGATTGTGGCACTTTCTGAGTGGAAAACCGGTGCATATGCACCGTGAACCCGGCGTAGATACGCCAAAAAGGGAGGCTAGATAGCCGTGACGACAAGGGTCCAGTCACTGAGGAGTTCAACCACGGGCTCCATGCCTGCCGCAGGCACCAGATCAGCGGGTGAACTCTGGACGAACTTCCCTGATCTCCAGATTGGCGTGATTGACGCCTCGAAAAACCCCCAGAAACTGGTTGGCGTGCGCTTCTTTTCGACCACGGCCAACTACGGGGTGGGTGATATCGTCGTCCAGGCCGGAAAACTTTACTCTGCTACACAAGTGGTGACTGCGGGAGCGTTCAACGGCACCCAATGGTCGCAAATCGCAGCTTTGACCGATATTCCGGCCCAATATGTGCTGCCGACCGCCTCCACTAGTGTTTTGGGCGGCGTCAAGATTGACGGCACCACCATTTCGATTGCTGGTGGCGCGATCTCGGTGACGGCACCCTATGTGCCCTATGTCCTGCCAACAGCCTCAACCACTGTGCTCGGCGGTGTCAAGGTTGACGGCACCACGGTTTCGATTGCCAGTGGCGTGATCTCGGCAGCAGCCAAGATCGCCACCCAGGATACGGCTCCTGCCAGTCCGACAGACAACTCCCTGTGGTGGGAGAGCGACACCGGCAATCTCTATCTGCGCTACAACGATGGCAATTCCAGCCAGTGGGTGCAGGTGAACGCCTTGCCCAATGGTGCGGGCTACATGCCGTTGCAGGGTGTCACCGATGGCAGCAATGCCCCGGCAGGGCAGATCGGGGAGGTGATCTCCAGCAATGTCACCACGGGCGTGCCACTGACATCGAATGTTACTGCCAATGTCACGTCAGTTACGTTAACGCCGGGGGACTGGGATATCTCGGGTGAGGTCTGGTTTAGTGTAGGAACAGGCGCACCAACCAATATGCAGGCGTCTTTGAACACAGTGTCTGGAACCCTTGCAACAGTGAGCAATATAGGAACCACAACTGCGAAATGGCTTGCTGCAGTGCTAGCATCGACTATGCCAACGCTGGAGTTGCGAACTGCTAGAGCCAGTCTGACGGTGAACACGACCTACTATCTGTTGGCGTATCTGATCTTTCCGTCTGGAACTTGCACCGCCACCGGCAACATCATCGCGCGGAGGGCACGCTGATGGCTTTCGATTTCCCCAGCACCCCCTCCGTTGGCGACCTGTTTCAGGACAGCAGCTCCGGTGCGGTCTATCGCTGGAACGGCTATGCCTGGGTCGGCGGCGTCGCCCAGCTTCCGGGGGTCTACCAGCCTTTGCTGGGCGTGACCGATGGCAGCAATGCCCCGGCAGGGCAGATCGGTGAGGTGATTTCGGTTGCTGTTGCTTCCCCAGGAGTAACCTTATCGAACAGCGTGGTGGCCAATGTGGGTTCAATCGCGCTGACCGCAGGTGATTGGGATGTCGGCGGAGAAGTCTGGGTCTCCACCGGAACTGGCGCGGCGACCGCACTGCAAAGCGCGATTTCCAACGTTTCAGCCACGCTGCCGCTCCAAGGGATCGGGACTGCGCGGGTTATAGCGAACTGGCCGGTTACGGCATCGACGATAAATGCCTTCGCCTTGCGGCCCGCTCGCGTCAGTCTAGCGGCAGGGGCAACTTATTATTTGGTGGCGATAGCGAATTTCCCGTCGGGAACGACAACAGCCTACGGCAACATCATCGCCCGGAGGGTGCGCTGATGGGTGCTGTCGAGGAAGTCGGAAAGGTCGGTACCGTCGCTGTCGCCGCCATGCAGAGCACGCCGCTGGCAATAGCTCTCCTGCTGGTTAACATAGGCTTTCTAGGCTTCGCCGGTTACGTGCTCGGGCAGGTCGCCGCCAACGCCTCCGAGCGCAACAAGAGCCAGATGGACCTGATTGGACGCCTCGCAGACGATATCAAGGACTGCCGCATGGCCCCGCCGAAGGCCAGCCTCGATCTCGATCTCAACCCCAATCCGATGTGGGCTTTTCCGGTCGGAGACCGGCGATGAGCAGCGTGATTTCCAGTGGCCACGGCAAGATCGTACGCGGTGCCGCAGGCTTCCTCGACGAGGTTGACGAGGCTCGGCGCGTGGTCGAGGAAGTCGCCGAGATGCTGGAAGAGTGGGGCGTGTCTGTGCTGGTCTTCCACGACGATATCAGCAAGAGCCAAAGTGAGAACCTTAAAGCCATTGTCAGTTACCACAACGAGCAGACACGCGACCTCGATGTCTCCGTGCATTTCAATGCGTTCGAGAAAACCGACAAGCCGATGGGCACCGAAGTGCTCTATCTGACCCAGGCCGCGCTGGCGGCTGAAATGTCGGCAGCTATCGCCAAAGCCGGTGATTTCCTCAACCGAGGTGCCAAAAAACGCACGGATCTCGCCTTCCTGAACAACACCAGGGAACCCGCCATTCTGATCGAGGTCTGCTTCGTCGACAGCGCGGCAGACACCAGGAACTATCTGAAGCACTTCAATGCGATCTGCAAAGCCATTGCTGAGGTGATCAGCTAGGAGGCACAAGTGTCTGAACTCATTCATCTGATTGTTTGGATTGCTGTGCTGGCCATCGTCGCGGTGGCTGTCTGGTGGATCTTGAGCCAGGTGCCGCTGCCCGACCCGATCCGCAAGATCGTTATCATTGCTGTTGTTGCCATCGTCGCTGTCCTGGCCATCATACTCCTGCTTCAGGTTGGCGGTGGTGGCCTGGGCATTCACCTGAGCCCCTAGTATATAAGGAGTGAAATCATGGCTCTTCCAATGGGTGCCGGACCTCCTCCCGGTGGTCTTCCGCCTGGCGGTCCCCCGATGGGGGGCGGTGGTCCTCCTTCCAGTGGCGGCCTCGGCGGTCTTTTAGCGGCGCTGGCCCACAGACACGGCCAGGTTGCCAGCCTGTCCATGCACCCCGGCCCCGGTGGAGCGCCCGGCGGGATGCCGGGAGGGGGTCCGCCAGCAATGCCACCGGTCCTCAACGCTCCCCCGGCGGGCGGGCCTCCAGGTGGCGGCCTTGGCGGACCTCCACCTGGTCTCGGCGGACCTCCGGGCCTGGGCGGACCCCCGCCGCCAATGCCACCGCCCCGGCCCCCGATGGGAGGTTCACCAGCGCCGGGCCTGGGCCGACCGCCACCAATGGCTGCGAAAGGGCCGCCAAAAGGGCCTGGAAAAGCGCCGCCCAAAGGTATCAAGATCAAGGCCGCGCCCGTGCGCATAAGCTGAGGAGGGTTCAACCATGACCATCGGTGACAAATCAGCCCAGTCCTATGGCTGGGGCATCACGCTTTCTGCTCCAGTCAAAGACGGTGAAGGCATCAAGATCCCGACACCGGGCATCGATTTGCGCTACACAGACACCGCGCATACCGATGTCAGCGTAATTTCGACCAACAAGGTGTTCAAAGCGGGCGACGGCGAAGTCAACACCGCCTTCGACATGACCGCAGGTGCTGAAACTGTCGATGTGACGAATTCCACCGGGCTCGAATGGCCGCTTGGCGACCAGGTCTATGTCTATTGTCCGCATCTTCTGGCTGAAGGCGACAATGAATGGGATCTCAAGGGCCAGATCTGGGATCTTCAGGAGCGCGTGTCTGCGCTTGAAGGCGCAACTCGTCAGGAAACCCAGAAGCACAAGCCTGTCCCGGAACCCAAAGACGACAAAGACGACGATGACGATGATCGTCCGACCAGGAAAGTCCCCAAACACAAATGACTGACCAAAGCGAACTCAGGCGGCTGTTGCAGCGCAAAAAAGCCATTCTTCAGGCCCGCACCGACCTGATTTCGTTTGCTCAGTTCATGATGCCGGTGCCGGACACGCCCGATGATGTCTCTGTGTCTCTTTACAGGCCCAGCAAACACCACAGAGTGCTCGGCGCGGCCCTCGAAGAGATTGAAAGCGGTAATTTCAAGCGCCTTCAGGTGTCAATGCCGCCCAGACACGGCAAGACCAAGCTGTCGTCCCATCTTTTCCCAGCCTGGTTTGTCGGAAAACACCCCGAAAAGTCCATTATAGTGGCCACTTATGGCGAAAAGTTCGCCTGGGACCATGGCCGGGCCGTGCGCGACCTCATCGAGAGCCCGCTCTATCGCCAGGTGTTTCCGAACACCCGTCTCAAGACAGGTTCGGCCTCCCAGGAGCGCCTGGAGACCGAACAGGGTGGAATTCTGTTCTTTCTGGGCCGTGGCTCGGGTGCAACCGGGCGTGGGGCCGATGTCATCCTGCTCGATGACCCGGTAAAAGACCGCAAGGAAGCCGATAGTCCCACCATCCGCAACGATTTATGGCAATGGTACACCCAGGTCTTGCAGACACGCTTGATGACCAAAGCCGGAGCCATTGTGATCATCGCCACACGTTGGGGCGAAGACGACCTGATCGGACGGCTCACTGACCCCCAGAATTCCTACTACTCAGTCGGCGAAGCCCAGAAATGGCGGGTGATCGACATGCCCGCCCTCGCCCGTGACAAGGACGTACTGGGCCGGGCCGTTGGTGAACCACTCTGGCCGGAGCGGTTCGACAGAGACTATCTGGACACCATACGTGAAACCGACGTACGGGGTTTCCAGGCCCTCTATCAGGGTCGCCCGACCCCTGAAGAGGGATCTTTCTTCAAGGCGGTGTCTTTGCGCACCTACTCCAAGATGACGGTGATGCCAGCCCGCGAGAAACTACGCTTCTACGCCGCGAGCGACCACGCGGTGTCTCTGGAGCAGGGCCGCGACAAGACCTGTTTGATGGTGGTGGGTGTCGACGAGCACGATCAGATCTGGGTGCAGCCTGACCTGTTTTGGGAGCAGGCAGACACCAACACCGTGGTCGAGCGCATGGTCAATCTGATGGAGAAATATAACCCTTTGTTCTGGTGGGCGGGCAAAGACCATATTTCCAAGTCCATCGGGCCATTCCTGCGCAAAAGGATGCTCGAAAGACGGGTGTTCTGCACCATCGATGAGATCACCGCCGTCTCTGACAAACAGACCCGTGCCCAGTCTATGCAGGCACGCATGGCGATGATGAAGGTGGTTTTCCCCGGTTTTGTACGCTGGTGGGCCGAAGCCCATGACCAGCTCCTGAAGTTTCCGCAGGGCGCGCATGACGATTTCGTCGACACCCTCTCGCTGTTCGGCATTGGCCTCTACAAGCAGCGCGCCCATCGCCTCCCGGCCAAGGAAAAGAAGCAGCCCGCCATCCTGACCTATGGCTGGGTGATCGAAAACGCCAAGAAAGAGCGCAAGCGTGAGCGCGAAAACCTGACGACAGGGGGCTGGTAATGGCGCTCGGCGACAACACAGACACCGCGAAGCAGTCAAGCCTGCTTGACCAGCTCCTGGCCGACCAACCCCAGGAGCCCATTGACAAGCT